GTTGAAATACGGCGTTAATCCGGGTTGTTGCAAGAATCGGTTTGAAACGACACTATCTTCTGGTGCGCACTCTACGGCCATCATCAGGTTCTGTGATGTGGCTGCGGAGGTCGCGTAGAAGGAGTTCAGCATTGAAGCCTTGTTTCCCATAGGAGGTGCCTCTATATCATACTCACATACCATGTTTATGTCACCCAAAGCAGCAGATGAGCCTGAGAAGGCGTTTCCGGCTGTGGAGACAAATTCAACCACGATGCCCATCGCTATCCATTGCTGGAAGTTTTGGGCCATGATTGAAAGCCATGGGAATAATTGAGGATTAAGAGGGGTGATTTGATAAGAGTATGTCGAATCACCCGGTGAGGGCAGAGGTCCACCGGTGAGAAGGTCACCAATGTATTCTCGATGCGCCACACGCACTGCTCCGTGTAAGTGTTCGGGGGTTGAGAAGATCGGCACTTGTGATGCGGTCATAGGTTTAACCAAGGAGTTTGCTTCCACGTCGAGTCCAGACTTGCTGTGCTCTTCATGATAGTCTCCGGAGCCGAATAGAGAACGAATCCCTTTCTCGGCCCAGTTGCCTAGACCAGCACCAATCGTGGCACCGATCCCGGTACTATGCCTCGCACCGTGGTTGGTGCTAGGCTTAGTACTCTTGGAAGTACCCACTCGGCGTTTCCGCTTCGTGGGGCGGCGCTTGCGCGCCCTCTTGTTTGTTTTGCCTCTCGGCATGCAAGTCCTTATTTAGGTTATCTTGCCCGCCCGCCGTAGAGACCCTTTCCACACAACTGAGAAACTCATCTAAACGTGGTGAGTTGCGCATTTCAAGTCGAAATTGAGCTTTAAGCTCCTCTGTGATGCACTTTTGTTCGATAAGTCTGAATAGAGTTTTCGTTCCGTCCACTGGCCACGCCCCTTCCTGGGTGTGGATTAGTGAGCAAAACTCAAACTCGTCGTCCTTTTCTACATACATCTTCAAGGGATGGCCTATAGCAGCATATTTCTCCGTGGCATTTGTTACAAAATCTTCAACACAGTCGTCACCCATGGCTTTGGCCCAGAGGGCGCCAACAAGGTAAGCGACCAAAACCCGCAAGCGGGAGTTTGTGGATGATGTATTATAACAGCCGGAAATTAGCACTCCGTCTCCCGTTAAGGTCCTTAGCTTTCCATCAGGCATAGCATAAACCGTTCTGGAAGCGCAAACCTGTCTATTAAACAAGGCTTTTGCCGACATTTTGGTAAAGTTGCCGAGGTGGGCTCTCATCACTGCGTCTTCGAGCAATTCCCATTCTTTGACGGACCAGTCCCAGCCTGTGACATCTGCTTCTGCCATCTTTCCTTCTCCTTTCAGTTCCATGACAATGTCATAGAGTTGTTTAAGGGATAGGTCAGAGGATAGGCTGAGTCCTGGGGCTGATGGACATTTGTCCCACAATCTGATTTCTTCTCTGTTCTGGGAAGAACATAAGAGTCGTTCGATTATTTGGTCAACTATGGATACTGCGAAAATCAATCTCCAGCGGCCTTGTTCCACTTTCTTGGTGGAATGGGGCTCGCCTTTGACAAATACACGCACTGGGTCACAAGCGTTCATACGGACTAATTCAACTGGACCATATAGGTCAGCATCAATAGTCCCTATCAATCTCAAGCGCTCCACGACTAGATCAATGATCATTTCGGGGTCTTGGATGACGATATCTCGGTTATTGGTACCGAGGATTGAGTATGGGACGCCTGGCTTGGAGTCTTTGGGGAGGTCGTGTTCGATGATCCAATGACAGCGGCTGCGAATGATTTCTTCGCTGAACCATTCCCCTTCGCCATATTCTTCTTTGCAGAAGCCTTGGGGGCGTTTGGAGCGGGGGTAATCTTGGTAGATTCTTTCCCTGGCTGCGTCGAGTTTAGCAGGGTCTGGAGGGACGCCTGCAATTCTTTTAGCTGCTTGGTTATTGAAGCTTGTTTCGGCTGCACGATTGGACCGGTCGGCGCTGTGCCAGTTGGCAAGGCCGTCGATTTCGGTTTTCTCTTTCGTCGTTGTCTCTTTCTCTTCTTTCCGTCCCGCGGAAGAGAATCGGCATTTGGTTGTGCCGACAACGGTGTAGTGTTCTGTTTCTTCGAGGATTTCCCACTTGTAGCCACCAAGTGACTCTTGCAAACTTTGTGGGGGTTCACAGACCCCTTCCCGTTTAAAGGAAGTGGTGAGGCTTGGGGTTCAGGTGTGTGTGTGGGTACTATGACGCCATCTTCTTTCTCTTCATGTTCTGCCAGCGGAGATGCCTGTTTAGGAGCGATCTTGGCCGGTTGCGTGTGAGTTTCCAGGTCTTTTGTTGAACATGGGATAATTCCCAGGGTCGTCAGCAACGCCAGCACCTGCGCTTCAACGGTAAGTGAAGACGGCTGGTTGCCAGTGTGGAGGGACTCAACCTGCTCGGATAAGCAAGGTGGTTCTAATGGAGACGGTGGATGAGCTTCATCCGTTGAGTGGGTGAGAACGTGATCAGTGTGGAGCGATTCAACCGACTCCACGAGGGAGGGTCTGGGGCTACCACTTGGAACATGTTGCTCCTCCAATCTCAGGAGAGGCTGCTCAGTGCGTAAGATTTCATGACTTGGTGTTAACGAGATGGATGAGGTCGGCTTAGAAGATTCGAAGAACACATCACTGTAGCCGTTGTGAGCGGCCCAGTTGTTATCTCGAACCTCCTGAGTATATTCCGCTTGGCCGGCCGATCTGTAGGCTCGGTAGCCAGCTTTTCCACCTATCGTCGCTGTTTGCCAGTCGTCGTCGTAGTCGTCATCGTAATGATCGTCTTCGTATTCGTCGTACTGGCCGTGCTCGTCTTGGTACGTTGCATCTCGCTCATACTCTTCTTCGACCTCTCTCCATAGCTCTTTCTCTTTCCCTCCACTCTCTGTGGCAGGCTGTACATACTTGATGTAGGGCTGCAACGAGGTTGAAAGGTTCGAGCGAGTTTGTGGGTGTCGGCCGGTGTGAATAGCGGCGGCAAAAGGGCCGCGCATGAGGAAGCCTCCGGATGAGCCATAATCAGTGGATGCTGTATGGCGTAGCCGGAAGAGTGAATGTACTTCAGACACCACCCCGATGGCTTTCCTCCACGTGCTGTCAGGCATGGGAGTGTAAGCTGTAACGGGAGTGGTGATACACAATTTTGGCGAGAATTTGGCTGCCTTCAAGCCGTACACGCTCCATTTGGCGGAGGGTACTTCAAGAAGTGTCACATCTAGGTCATCGACTTTCGAGTGAGCGTAAACTTCAAATTCAGATATAGGAAATGGAATGTCTCTCATCCCAATTGCAGAAGTGACTCTCAACATGACGGGGTTGCCAGATGAAGTCGAATACAACGTCAAATCCCGAAGGACATGGGTTGCTGTGACCGCATAAGAGGTAACGCCATCTGCCAGTCGACCCAAACAAGCGTAAGGATACGCTGATAGGTCTTCTGAGCCCGCTGGTGAGCAATGAATTATTGCCATACATTTGGGCTGGGTGCACTTACTGAACTGTGAGTAAGGGGTGGACATTTCTAGCACCCGCTCCGTCGATGGAACAGGTGTGGTTAGGTTGGAAATGACGGCTCCGGAGATAGAAGACACATCTATAGCGTACTCCAAGTGGACTTCTCTGGGAAATAATGGACGCCACTCAAGCTTCGGGTAAGGCAAACAGTACCATTTTCCAACGACTACCACTGGATAGTGATAGGTGGAATGGACAAATTTGGTCTTACCTTGGGCCTGGGAGGTGCCAGGTTTCATGGAGACTTCCAGTAATGGAGATAACACAGTAGGTGTCACACTCGTCGAGGATAAGTATAGTTGTATCACAATCTTAAGACGGCTCGCAACACGGTAGAAACCGTAGATGGCGCACATCGCAGTGATTGGAGTAACTTGCAATGCCAATTCAGCTAACAAGACGAAGGCTAAATGGAAATTTATCACAAGAGGAGAACAGTGAAAGAAGTAACAACCCAGGTGGTGACACATGGACACAAAGTAGACTGACAAAGCAAATGTAAACATAAGCAAGACGTTAGTCAGGTATGTGACCGTCCTCAGGAAGGCGCTCTCTCTACAAACAGAAATGAATTTGTTATAGAGAAGGGGCCCCCAAGGGGGTCTAGGGGGTTGGAGTGGTTCTTCGTGTGTTTCATTAAGAAAACACTGGATCGAAGGATCCACA